AGGTTACGCCGCTGGCGCAACATCAGGTCGTGTAGCTCTTATACAAAACAAAGATGTAAAAGAAGTCTATTTGATAGGACACGATTTAGAAAGTAATACACATCAAATTAACAATATGTACAAAGGTACAAAGTATTACGGACTACCAGAGAACAAACCGATACCATCTGTCAATTGGAGGACACAATGGAAAACACTATTTTGTGAATATCCACACGTTCAATTTTATAAGGTAAATCCAGAGGGTAATAATGGTAAAGATAACATTAGTAAACCAGTAGATGATTGGGTAGATGTAAGAAATTTAAAATATATAGACTTTCAAACTACACTTGACAAAATTGGAATAAAGTGATATATTAGAAGATAGTATAATTATGAAAAGATTAATAGTTGACAAACTAATAAGAATTATTGATTGGAAGATTGATCTTCTATTGATAGTAAGGAAACGACTTTTAGGTGATAAAGGTCCATTGTCTGATAGAGAGTGGATTAAAGGTTATAGAGAATGGAAAAGTCGTATAAATAATAATTGATACCGATTAAACAGGTAACACAAATACAACGAATACGAAAATACAAAGGAGATAAAATATGGATTTCGAAACGTTAAAAAAGTCGTCAAGTAACTTTGACAAACTTACAAAAGCCATCGAGGCAAATCTCGGTTCAGAGAACAAAGAACAAAACAAATCAAAATACCAAGATGATAGATTCTGGAAACCAGAATTAGATAAAACTGGTAATGGTTATGCCGTTATTAGATTTTTACCAGCAGTAGAAGGCGAAGACTTACCTTGGCAACGAGTATGGTCACACGCATTCCAAGACAAAGGTGGTTGGTATATTGAAAACTCTTTAACGACATTAGGACAAAAAGACCCTGTGTCAGAAGAAAATACAAGATTATGGAATACAGGATTAGATAGTGATAAAGAGATAGCAAGAAAAAGAAAAAGAAAACTATCTTACTATTCAAATATATTAATAGTATCAGATCCAAAGCATCCAGAGAATGAAGGTAAAATATTTTTATTCAAATTTGGTAAAAAGATATTTGATAAAATTACAGAAGCTATGCAACCTGCATTTGAAGATGAGAAACCAGTTAACCCATTTGATTTTTGGAAAGGTGCAAACTTTAAACTAAAAATTAGAAAAGTTGATGGTTATTGGAATTATGATAAATCTGAATTTGAGCCAGTAACGCAAGTTGCTGAAAGTGATGAAAGAATCAAAGAGATTTGGAAATCACAACACGCTCTAAAGCCTTTCCTAGACCCTAGTAATTTTAAATCTTATGACGAACTCAAAGAGAAACTGAATAGGACGATTACGGGTATAAGAAGCGCAGGAACTGTTGACAATACGGACCTCCCGCCTCAAAACAATGGTACTGTGAAAAGTAGTGAAGTCGCTCCATCTGCTAGTGATGATGACGATACAATGTCATATTTTAGTAAATTGGCAGAAGAGGAGTAAAATTCTCTCCACTTAATTACTTTAAAAGGCGCTTCGAAAGAGGCGCCTTTTTTGTTATAAATATATAATATGCCAAGTATATTAGACCCATTAGTAGATAAACAAGGTGGTATTCAAAAGAGTGCTGATTGGTACAGAAATACTGTATCATCTTTGGGTGATAGAATTACAGCTAGAAAATTAATGTCTTCAGGCAAGTTAATTGGTAGACCAAGCCCTGGAAGATTAAATATGTTTTTCTACGATCCTAAGTATAAAAAGAAATTACCATATTATGATACGTTTCCATTAGTATTACCATTGGAAACAATACCAGGTGGTTTTATGGGTATGAATTTTCATTATCTACCACCAATACAGAGATTTAGATTATTACAAAATTTACAAAGATTTGCTGATGGTGGAGTAAAATCTACAACAAAGATTAATGCAAACTACGATGGTATTAAGACAGTAAGTAATGCTAAAAAGACAGTAAAAAAATATTTGTATGCACACGTCAGATCAAGTTTTTTAAGAATAGATTTTGATGAAGCAGCATTAGCTGTATATCTACCAGTACAACAATTTAAAAAGGGAAGTCCTTATTAATGAGAACGTTACCAGATATGTTAGATAGTATTAAAAATAAGTTATTAATATTAGTAGATTGTTTTTATGCATTCTGTGAGCATTATAGTAGTAAGATCAATGTATGGTCTTGGAATAAAAGGTGGATTAGTAGAGAAAAAGGTACAGGGTATAGAGGTAAAAAATGAAAAAATGGTTTAACAAACTCATTGACAAACTATTTGGCAAAAGATGCCAATGTGGTAAAAAGGTAAAATAGATGGCAATTTTAAGAGGCGGAAAAAGAATTGGAGGATTTGATGTACGAATTGGTTTACCAAGGGATAGAAGTTTAGATGATGTACAATCAGATCCAAGATTAAGACAAAAAGCTGGTGGTAATCCTGAGACTACAATGGGTCGTTTACAATCTTATGTAAATGAAGCAGAAGGATTTGCTAGAAAAGCCAGATACTATGTTGAATTTCAATTACCTAGAGGAATAGAAAATCCTGGTGATGAAGAAACGGATGGTTTTACATCTAACGTACAAAATAGATCAGCACAAATTGCTAATGTTAAAAGAGTACAAGCATTCTGTTCTGCTATTACAATGCCAGATAGAGATGCCATTACAAAAGAAATAAGACACAATGGTCCTACAAGAAAATTTGTATATGATTTTAAATCAGCAGATATAACTGCAACATTTTACGCTGATAAGTTTTTAAGAGAAAGAAGTTATTTTGAATTATGGCAACAATCAGCATTTAGTACAAAAACTTTTAATTACAATTATTATGATAACTATGTGACACCTATTAATATATTTCAATTAGGTAACTTTGCAAGCAGACAAGAGAGAGACGATATAACTTATGCTGTACAATTATTTGATTGTTATCCTAAAACAATAGGTCAAGTTAGTTATTCACACGATACTAATAATGTTCAAACATTTGATGTAACATTTACATTCAGATATTGGATTAATTATTTTATTGATAAAGCAGGTGCAATAGAAATAGGTCAATCAGAATTTAATCAACCTACTGTAAAAAGAGGTGGTGGGTTATTTGGTGGATTGATTAGTAAGTTACCACCTGAATTGAGAAGAGCAGGGCGTGATGTTCTTAACGATTTAAGAAGAAGAGCGCCAATAGGTAGAATTACAGGTGGTAGAGTATTTCCACCATTTAAAATACCACCACTAAATATATAATTATATAAGGAGATATTATGGCTTTACCAAAAGTTGAAACACCAACATATGAGTTGACTTTACCATCGCAAGATATAAAAGTTAAATATAGACCATTTTTAGTAAAAGAAGAAAAGATTTTACTATTGGCTATGGAATCTCAAAAAGATGAAGAAATTTACGAAGCAACAAAACAAATAGTTGATGCTTGTACTTTTAATAATTTAGATGTAGAAAATTTACCTACGTTTGATTTAGAATATATCTTTTTGAACATTAGAGCTAAATCAGTAGGAGAAATTTCTAAATTTAAAGTAATTTGTCCAGATGATAAAATGACATATGCAGATGTTGAAGTTGATTTAACAAAAATAAATGTTCAAGTTGATGATGAACATACGAATAAAATTATTATAGATGAAAATAAAAAACTAGGTGTTGTTATGAACTATCCTACAATCAAGGTATTGAAGTCAGGCACAAATTTAGATAACGCAAAAGCAGAACAAGTATTTGACTTGTTAGCCAGTTGTGTAAATCATATATTTGAGGGCGATAAAATATACCCTGCGAAAGATAGTACAATAGCAGAGATTAAAGAGTTTTTTGAAAACTTACCGCAAGAAAGTTTTAACAACATAAAGAAATTTTTTGATACGATGCCTAGATTAAGACACGAAATTGAAGTAGAGAACCCTAAAACAAAGGTAAAAAGTACGGTTGTTTTACAAGGGTTACAAGATTTTTTCGAATAAGCCTCGCCCACTATAGCCTAGAGGCATACTTTGAAACCAATTTTGCGTTGATACAACATCATAAATATTCATTGAACGAGATAGAACGTTTGATACCTTGGGAGAGGGACATATATGTTTCTATGTTGTCTAATTACATTAAAGAAGAAAATGAGAGAAGAAAACGGGAAGGACAAAGTTAATGGAAGATTCAATTAAGAAGAAAGTTAACGTAGAGTTAGAGGTCGACACATCTGTAAAAGATTTAGGACCAAATCCTTATGCTAAATTAATACATTTAGCAAGAGCAGTTGATAGTTGGAGAATATTTCCTAGAATATTCATCACAACATACATTTACCTATTGTATAAAGTGGTAGTTTGGTATATGTTATTGCCAAATCCTACTATGGAACAATCAGGTTTGGTTAGTATCGTTGTTGGTGCTGGCGCTGCTTGGTTTGGTTTATACACAGGAAGTAGAGCAAAATCAGACGATAAAAAATAATGGCTGAAGAAACAAATTACAATACTACTATAAAAGAAGTTGCTGGTGAAAAAACACCTGAAGATGCAATTAATAATCTTGCGAAAGCAATATTTGAAAAAACATCTTTAGCTATTACATCTGCAGCAAAAACAATTTTACCTAGTATACCTAAAATCATAGATGATCTAACACAAAAAATAGAGTCAGGTTCTATTAAAAATATGAATGTGGCATTTTCTCAATTAGAATCAATTGTTAAAAATTTAGGTATTGACTTGGGAATGTATAATGAAAAATTAGCAAAAACATTACAAGAGAGAGAAGAAAGAGCAATTAAATCGCAAGAGAAAGTTGATAAGTTAAGAGAGGTTGGTGTTATTGCTAAAGTAAATAAAACTACAAAAGAAGTAGAGATATTAACTAAAACACAAATTGATACAGAGAAAGAATTACTAAAAACTACAGAAAAGAAAATATTACAGATAGAAAAAGAAATTGAAAAAGGTAGAAAGACATTACAAACAAAAGATACATTATCACCTAGAGAGAAAGGTGATTTAAAAAAACAAATTGAAACACAAATTACAACATTAGAAACACAAAAAATACAAGCACAACAAAGTAGAGAGACATTAAACTTAACAGCTGACACAGGTGGGGATAGATTAGAGTTACCACCTATGTTAGCTAATTTAA